CCCAGATGGGTCAGTTTAGGACTGGTATGGTCGTTCCCAAGATGGGTGTCGTTTCGATGGGTGGCGGCTCTTATGTAGCTAAGGCATCCACTACGAATCCTCCCTTATGGTGCTGGACGGACAATGCCGGCAACCGGTTCACCTTCGCCGATGGCGGTTATGTGCTGACGGGTGAGGTGAACACTGCTGAATACGATGTATGGGCAGAGAAAGGTGATACCGGATCAAAAGGTGATAAAGGTGACAAGGGTGATGACGGTGAAAAGGGCGACAAAGGAGATCAGGGCGTACAAGGAATACAGGGCTGTATCTTCCGTGAGTCGGAATGGTCCGCCTCAAGTGTGCAGTACCGTAATGACGAAGCCCTGACAAGCGGTACGAGGTATATTGATTTCGCATTGATAAGGAATGACGCAGCCATTGACGGATGGGATGTGTACAAATGTTTGAAGACGCATGTGTCCTCCGCCTCGAACAAACCGGGCAACACCACATACTGGGAAAAGCTGAGCGGGGTGGGACCTATCTATACCAGCCTGATAATAGCTAAGAATGCCAGCATCAGCCTGTTCCAAGGAAATCAGGTTTTGATAAAGAAGAGCGACAACACTGTTTCCGCAGGCATGTCCGGCTCTACATCCGGTCAGAAGATACGTATATGGGCAGGTTCCGCGACTCCTGACTCCGCACCGTTCCGAGTGAATGAACAGGGTGGGTTTGTGGCAACGAAAGCGAATGTGGCAGGTACGGTCACTGCCACTCTTCTCTACTCACCGGGAAGCGATATGGATAGTCTGGCTGATTCGGAAGGCAATATGACCGTGAATCCGTCTACTCAGGGATCTACGTTCTTCTCTGCTGACGGTTTGGGCGGAACCATAACTCTTCCTCCTGCATCATCATGGAACGGATTGAAACTGGAGTTTGTGGTTGATATGACATCAAGGGCGGCCAAGAACCCGGATAAATACAAGGCTACGAACTATTTCTGCGGACTGATGGGAGCTTACAATAACAAAACAGAAATTCAGATGGCAAGGCCTTATGTTTTGGAGATGAAGGCCTTTAACAACCATTGGTATATAACACGTATGGATTTAATTGAGTAAACGATATGATATTACAAGCAGGTTATGATTGCTATCTGACACAGGCCGAAGATATGCCTCTGTCGGAACGAAGATTTGAGAATCAGGTATTGATAAACAGCCCTGAGGATGTGGCTATGTGGAAAGAAATCACATCAAAGCAGAAGGAGCAGATGATTGCCGAAGCGTCCTTCATCGATACGGAAGCGATAGATGTTGAAGCACTTGATCGTGTGGATACACTATTAAACGATATTGCGGCAAACATTAACAATGCCGGGCTTACTGTAGAGGAAGCATTGGTGAAGAAAGAGTACTTTCCCGTATGGGAGGATCTGATAGGTACAGAGGTTGATGTGCAGTTCCGCTTCCGCTATGGCGGCACGCTCTATGAGGTTATACAGAAACATACACCGCAGGAGGACTGGAAGCCGGGAACGGGTACGGAATCCTTGTACAAGGTTGTGCAGATAGAGCACTCCGGCACACTGGATGATCCTATACCTTGGGTACATAACATGGTGCTGGAAGAAGGCAAGTATTACACCGATAAGGAGGTTCTTTATCTCTGTATCCGTGACAGCGGAATAGGTATGGCATTCGACTTGGAAAATCTTGTTTCGGGTGGATATGTTCAAGTGGTAGAAAATCAAGTAGTAATAAATAATTAAAAAAATACGATTATGGCAGACAAAAAATTAAATGAAGTTCCGGTGGTAAGTGACATCGTTACTATTTTCGGAAAGCGATCAAATGGTGAAATTGTTCAAATAGATAAAAGCAACTTAGCAACACTTCTGGGAGGACT